TGTTACATTTGCAGATGTTCCAAGAAATCCCATATCCTCTACAACAGCAGATGTACCAAGTAATCCCATATCAGTAATAACAGAACTTGTTCCTAACAATGCCATAGCAGATATGTTGCTCGATGTAGCCAACAATCCCATATCTTCTATAACTGCTGAAGTAGCAAGTAATCCCATGTCTTCTACGACAGCAGAAGTACCCAGTAGATTTATAGATGTAGTTACATCAGCTAGACTTTGAACAGAAGCAATAGTTGGTCCAGCTTCTACTGCACCAGTAGTTGCATTAAATCCTAATACAGTCCCTAATCTTGATGCTTTGAGCGGTAACTCCATTGATGCTGAAGCATCCTGATCTTTCAACCTTATTGATCTACTAATAGTATCATCAACATCTGCGTCTATAGCTACCAGTTTATCTAGTTCTGTATTCAGAGAAGAAATATTAAAAGCACCTTGAGTTGGGAAGTCAGTTGTCCTCTCGAGTGCAATATCTCTAGTAATAACTACAGTTGATCCACCAGTAGCACCAGTCACACTTATCGTTACTGTACCAGTAGAGCCATTACCACCTGATACTGTATAATCTGAAGTTATTGTTTTAAGGACATCATCTACATAAACATTTAGATCTGCTTCTGCAAAAAACTCAAAAGAAACAGTGAAAGAAGTTTGTGTAGCACCTTGAGATACAGTATATGAAACTCTTGGTGTATTATTTGAAACTGCTATTGTCATATCTTACCCCAATCTTCCAGCAACAGTACGACCTAAATCATTTGTAAAGTCCCTTAGAAACCATAACCTAGCAAAAGGTAAATTGCTAATAAAATCTTTTGCGCCGTCATAATCGCCTTGTGTAAACTTATATGCACTAGTACCTAAATCATACGCAATACTTGGTCCTGATCCTAGTGGAGCGAGTATAGCATCCACTGGATTATACTCTTGTGGAAACTTAGGACTAATCATCCCCATAGTCAAGTCTGGACCTCCTAATGCTAAAGACATTTGTATTCCGGTATAATACATATCAGAGTATAGAGCGGCTAATCCAGACATATCAAAGGATCGTGCTATCTTATCTTCTAATGGCATTTGCTCTAATACAAAAGGATTCGATCTATATTTTAGTTGCATACCCATATACGCTAGACCCATTGATGCCGCTATTCCAACTGCTCTATTTAGAACTTGGTCTTGTGTATATAAAGTGGTTATCTTGTTTAGTGCGGCAAAAGAATAAGAATAGAATTGAAATGGCAATCCAATCAAAGCGTTCTCTACTCGAGCATAGCCCTTTATTCGTCTATCCTCTTTCATACCCATTATCCTAGCAACACGCATAGGAATATAAAAAACACCATCAACATTTATTGGCTTATCTGCTGGTGATCCCATAAGCACAGTATTCTTTACAGTAGCATTTAAAGTTCTTCTAAACATTCTAGCTGTATTTTCATCCTTCCAGGCTTTGGTATTAGCCAAATAAAAACCATTACTATTCTCAATAACATTATCTTTAACAAGCTGATCTATCTTCTTAGCATCATCTAAGTCCATGCCATATCGTGATAAATATTCTAGTTCTAGCTTAGATGCTCTTTTCTGTGCCATCTTTACAGAGTAATCAATAATAGTATGAGAGTGTGCCATAGATGACATATGCTTCATAATGCGTGTCATTGGACCTAATAGATTTAATTGAAAGAAAACATTCTTAGTTTTTGATACAATCCCATTATTAAAAACATTATTCATGCTATCTTCCATAAGACGCATATGCACATCGCCTTTTAGAATCTCTAACATCTCTCCAGCAAGTCGTGCTTCATTAGCGTTCATACGAACACGCTCATCATTTAAAACTCTAAATAACTGATTAAACAAAGGCTTTAGTTCATTAGTCATCATTATTGCCGCGGCATCAGGAAGAGTAGAAAAGCCAGCACTACCAAGATAGTTAAGAGTAGCAAGATTCTTTAGTACATCAGCTGTTCTGTTACTGAGTGCTTCTGGATTCTGCAAGACAACACCAGCAACACGATCATAGCTATGCAAGAAATCTCTTCTAAGTTTGTTTATATTATTAAGATCCATTCCTTGTTTAGCTTCACGGAGAAGAATATTATTAGCAACAATCTCAGGATCAGCATGACCAAAACTCTTTACAAACTCATGTTGTGCCGCTGTTCGATTTGTGTATGCCATCATAACTTGAACTGGATTCTGTATTATAAAATCTACAACCTCACTATTTGCTATCTCGATCTGTCTGTGTTTAAAATGCTTTGACTTACCATACCCATAGAATATTGCATCATCAGCCATAGGATCATCTTGACCATAGAGTATTTTATTTACAGTAGCATCTATCTTAGATTCTATTTCTTTTTCTGATAAATTTACCAGCTGTCTTTCAAACTTAACATTACCTCGAGGTGTAGTTGTCTTAACAATATCATAAGCTTTTGTTTTAAAATGCTTTCTAAGTATCTCTTTGAAGTCTTCCATACGATCATTGATAGCTTGCTTATTCCAAAATCGAGGAAAGAACTTTTCTTTAAGAGTTGGTAATGGTACATCGCCTTCTTGTTTTTGAAGATTAGCTCTAACCTGATCTCTCTCATCTTTTAGTTTTGCTATTTGATTTTTAAGTATGTTTCTTTCGTTAGGTTTAATAGATGTATTATTGTCTAACTCTTCAAATACTTCACTTATTTTATCGTCAACTCTTGCAGATAATGGCTGTTTAATCTCTTCACCAGATTTTAACTTAATAGTTTTAGTTAAGTTATATTCCTTACCATAGTCATCAAGAACAGTAGATAACTGTCTATTTCTTGCAGATAGATTAGCCTCATTAGCAATTAGACCAGATGCTTGCAATCTATCATCCCATTTATCAAAGAATCCATTCCATGCTTGAACTGCCGCTTCTTCTATTTCATTAAGATTATCTGGTTGCAGTAAACTTTTTTTCCATGTTTCAGAAAGCCAATCATCATAGCCTCTTCGAAAAAATGTACCATAATCAAAAGATGCACCGAATGGTTTGCCTTTACCTGATGCTTCTCCATACAAAGTCATAAGCTGGTCATGTACTGCTACCCACTCCCCTTCATATTCAGATGCTTTAATATAGACAGAATGAGGAGTTTTAACACCAACTTGATTGCCCTCCATAGCAACACCGTGATCTCCCATCAACCTAATAAAATCAAACTTCGTTTCTTGGCTTATGCGTTTATTCTGTAAAGTTCTTTTGAATGGTGTAGTTATACCTTTGTATAACCAGCTTCGTGTAAATAGATTCTCTTTTAGATTATACGCACTTTTAGGCGCACCTTTTTTAGTTTCGAGTGTGCGTAATGCATTTTCACCTTTCATATATTTAGAAAAATCTTGGGTTACTTTAGTGTCAAAGAAGCCAAACTCTGTTTGTAAATATGCCTTTGCCTCAAACTCATTAGATAGTCGTTGTACATCAGCATCAGAAAATCTACTCATATCTATCTTTAATCCTTCTGGATCAAATATTCTTAGATCTCTATTGCCTATTTGTAGTCTTTGTTCTGGCGATGTTAAGGCTATAGCATTATTCATCTCAGATATTTCTTTTTGGGTTTTTAAAAATGTGTTTGCTCTCATCGTACTTGGCACTGCCAACAGACCGCCCAAAGTAGAACCAATAGCAAAAGTAGTTCCCATATTTATTACTGACTCTGATGGTGTAGAAGTAGGATCAAAGACTTGCCTTCCAGCCTCGAGCGGAGCTTGAATAACAGTAGCACCAGCTCCAACTCTAATTGCTGATTTAGCTATGCCTAGAGTTGGGCCGCCAAAAGGCAAAGCAAATAAATTAATGGGATCAAATAACTGGGTTGTAAATTGATTCATTAATGAAGAATTAGCTATAGTTTCTCTTGTTTGCTTCATATGATCTATTTGTGCTTTTAAATCATTCATGTGTTCTTTTGTTTTTGCGTGTAGCAAATCATTTTTATACTGCTCGTAGCCTTCAATGTCATCGGCTGGTACATATTCTGGATCAGGTTGTATACGCGCATAACGACTGCGATTATGCATTGCATTTATATAAGGTTGATATTGATAGGCAAGAGAAGCATTAAGAGTATCAAACCAAGAAGGACTTTGTGCTTGATCTGGAAATACTTGTTCAGTAAATCTTAGCTTTGGATCATAGCTATAAACTTTTTCGTCTAATCTTCTCATTGATCTCTAATTTTTTGTAGTTCTCTTATCTTTGCTTCTGGTGACATTGGTGTACGCATAATTCTTTCAACCAGCTTAGATTTCTTGCTATCAAGAACACCTGGAGTCATAAGTTGTTGTTGAAGAAGTTCTAAAGATTCCATTTTATCTTGCTCTTCTTGTTTTCTTTCTTTTGTTTCAGCTGGTGTTTCTTTATTTAGATCAATAGATAAGAAACTCTTATCATCTGGCTGGGTAACTGCTTCTGCTGGAATCACAATACCTTTTTCAAAGTTCTTAAACTGTGCATAATCTTTTAAAGATATACGAACAAAATCTTTTTCATTAGGACTAATCTCTCGAATATAAGGTACAAGCTCTCCATTGTAGGATACATATAAAAGAAAAGATGTACGTATTTTATTCTGCTCTCGAATCTCAAACTCTTCTTCATCAAGAGAGGTAATAGGTACGATAGAAGCATCATTTTCAGGAATAAGAAATCCCTTCAGTGCTTGTGATTCTGCCGTAACAGAACTAAGAGAAAAGAAGTTACCAACCTGTGTATCATCCCCACCAAAACCATTTGTTGTTCCAGCAATAAGATTAACCTTACCATCAGTTAAGACAGAAACCTGATCTGCTGAAAACTTTTTAAAATCTTTTGCATATTCCTTATTACCACCAAAAAGAATCATAGGAGCAAAGCGTGTTAACTTCTCACCATCGCTGGCATTTATCATATGTGATTCAAGAATAAACCCATCACCACTACCGAAACTTTGCTTTAGTGTTTCTTCTATGAACTTACCAAAATCTTTTGTAGATTCGAATCCTCTGTTTGTAGATAGCTTTCTATATATATACATATCAAGAGCCGCACCATTCTGTTGGGTTAGCAATCGATAAGGCACAGTATTTCTACCACCAGTTTTTCTTGCAACAATCTCAAACATCAAAGCACGACCAGACTTTCTACCATACTTTTCTTCGCTTTGGAATATTTCAGTAATAGCATTGTTAAGTCTTTCTCTATCATTTTGTAATTCAATAAACTTTTGATATGTAGAAAAAGCGTTCTCCTCACCATTTATTTCAATAGCCGCCTCAAGCTGTTTAATAAATGTAACCTCAGTATTCACAGAATGATTAGCAAAAACATTCTTTTGAGCAACAGTATTCGTTTTTTCATCAAATGTTGTATCTTCAACAAAACCTTTTATAAATGTTCGATAAGCTGCAAACTGTTGGGAATTGATATTATTTCCAGCAACAAAAGCTTGCATCGATTTTCTTAAAGATTCTGGCATAGCATTTTGGTTAATAACGAGTTGTGCTATGCGTGTTCGTGCATCAGCAAAATCTGGACTCGTTACAAAACTGGGATCAAAGTATAATCGAGGACGTTGCTCTTTAGGTAAGTTAGGAATATCTCCAAAAATATAATCATCTACCTTTTCTCTATCAGGAGTTGAGCTATTACCCATCATAACAGAACCTTTACCTAATTGGTCATAATATGATTTAGTAGCCGCTTGTTTTTCTGTAATGCCTTTATTTGAAGTAATATCATCAATAATACTTGCCATATTATTAGCAATACTTGCTCGTATAGCTTTTGAATATTGTGAAGGTTGTATCTGTGGACCAAACGGATACATCTTTTCTACAACCTCTCTTGGTAGAGATGTAAAGTCTTCAAACTGTCTGAGCCTAGTAATCTCTGGCTGAGAAAAACCATCTAAGTTCCTAACATCAGTATCACCTAGATAGCGTATTATTCTATTAGCTTTTACAAGGTTTACATTGCCAGCAGTATCTTTTGTAGAGTTTATAAGCCTTGATGCTATTTCTGTTTCTGCTGATTTACGAAGATCTGCAATAACTCCACTTACTTGTGTCTGTGTCAAAGGAGAGTTCTTAGCTTCTAATGTCCTATCACCAACAGTTATCTTTTGCTTAGTAAGACCTTTACTGTATGTATCATTAATAAATCTCTCGAGTATCTTACCGACCTCAACAGAATCATTAGCTATACTTATTTCTTTTTCAAATCGATCAGTAAAGTCTGGTGTTAGTAATTCATTTTGAATAGCTTCATTGTTTTGTAATACTGTTTCTTCAAATGCTTCATCTATCTCTGATTCTTGAGCAGAAATTAAAGAACTTCTATTTGAAGCTACTACCTTTTGTTTTGTAACAGATCGCTCAAGAGCAAGTATATCTCCATTATTTTCTACAAAAGATAAAGCTTTTGATATTCTCTTAACGCCTTCTTCACCTAGCTTTTCTTTGAGTTTATCTAGTCCTCGAAGTGTTTTGTTTTTATTCGTAATAGCACGCTGTAAATCATTTGCTAATAAAGGATCTGAATCGAGTAGTCGCTGGTGAAATCCCATAACAACACCCTGACCATAGTTTGACTTTCTAGTATTAGTATAACCATTACCATTTATTTTAAGTGCGCCGTTAAACTGTAGATTAGTAGCAATATTTTTAGTTTCGTTATGAGCAAGATCTTCTTTCATAACATTCTCAAAACCAACAATATCACTACCAAGATTAGCTATACCTAACGCATAATCATTTGAGTATGTTTTTTCTGCTTCTTCAGACCAGTTCTGAGCAGATATTCTTTGCTGATTTATAAGTGAGTTTTTAACAATATTACTTTTGACTGCCGCGCCATATGCAGTTCCACCATCTAATATTGCATTACGATATTCTCCATCATAAGGCTGGGCTTGTGTTAAGAGAAAGTTAGAAAATTCTTCTTGAAATTTGGTTGGCTGAAATCGATATTTAGCTGATAGTTCTGCCGCTTTATTTACATAAGCATTTTTAGCAACTGTTGCAAAACGTCTTCTTATCTCACGCTCAACAGTTCTTTTAGCTATTGTTCCATAGCCTTTAGTAGAGAGAGATGTCCTAAGATCATTTAAAAGATTGACTGGTTGACCTTTTTCATCAATACCCATGATTTGATTATCAGGTAAATCAGCTACAAACTTTCTGCCTTTCTCTTCTGCTCGAACTGCGGCTTCTCTAAAAGCTGTATTAGATATACGCTCCATGCTATTTGATATATCAGCAAGACTGTTTGCTACTGACATATCAGCACGAATCACACCTATCTGTTGATTTCTAAATCTTTGTTTCTGTCGTACTACCATTATAACTATCCTGTTTGTGTAGCCTTATATGATGCAGAGAATATAGTAGCCATAGCATTTAGGTTAGCCGCCCTTTCTGCGGCTCGACCAGCTCTTAAAGCACCAACACTTCTTAATCGTAACTGCTCACTAGCATATAATCCTTGTGCATCAATACGTCTAATATCTCTATCTGATATCTCTGTTTGTGCTTCATTAAAAGCTCTGACAGAATTATCATCATCTCTATTTAGAAAAGCAAAGGTAGCTCTATTAACATCTTCAGCCTGATCTAATTCTGCTAGTAAATCATTATGTTGCTGAAGTGTATTAATCTCAGCTTGTCTACGTTCTTGCTCTAACTGTTGTGCTTCTGCTTCTTTCTGTCTGCGAATCTCACGACCTCTTTCAATAGTTGCCGCCGCACCAAATAAAGAACTTGCAAAACCTAATGCTGAAAAAATATCCATTAAAATGTAATCTCCGCTATAATTGAATTAACTTGTAATGATAATGGTGCAGATTGACTTACAGTTACTTGAGGATCTTTTGAGAATCCTAGCAATCTAAATTCTTTCTTACCAGTAATTGCTACTCGCGCTTGACTTAAATCATCTGTTACTTGTCTAATAATTAAATTTTTATTGTTAACAGAACAAGACAAAGTATTACTTAAATCTACAATAACTTTATTTAGACTTCTTGGCTCACCAGTTAATGCACCTTGCTGTGTAGCTGTATCGATGGGATTTGTTGTAAGTGTAACATCAAACTTAAATCCTATTTCTGCTGATGAAAGAGAATTGTCCACAGCCGATACATCGATATTCCCACTAGCCACAGTAAACTGACCAAGATAATGAGTGCCACTGACCACATCCAAGACTGCACCGTTAGCAAAGTCAGCACTGACATCGAAGACTCCGCTACTTCCAGAATATGTTTTAGCCATATCAGTATTAAAACTACTATCAAACTCACAGAGAATATATTTATTTGTACCATCTCCTTTATCAAATTTAACTACAGCATACACCCTTGTATCAACTGTGCAAAGAGAATGAAAAGAACCTTGACTTGTAAACTGTGTCCAGCCATATCTTTGCTCTGCTCTATTAGAATTAAATATAGCTAGAGTGCCATCAGCATCTACTAAGAAATAATATGACTCAGCACGATCAATACCACCAGCTAATGTAGTTGCTTGAATAGGATTCTTAATTAAATGAGATGATAAGCTTGAGATAGGTTGACCGGTATAGGCTTGCTGACCATCATCAAAAAGCATTTCTCGAACTATCTCTCCTGATCCTTGCACATATACTGTTGCACCATCATAAACATAAGGCTTCACAAAAGAAGAACCAAAAGAAGTTTGTCTTTTAATTGTAGCATTTGTAGGGGTTGTAGGCTTCTCAACAAAAGCTGGTACAATAAATTCATCTGTAGTTGTAAAAGCTTGAAGATCTCTATTTGATACTAGATGTCGAATTGTATTTACTTCACCAATAGATGCACGAATATCAATAGAATCATTATCTGCAGCTTCACCAGTATCAAAATTAAAGAACTCATTAGACTTACTAGCCCACAATCCATCAGGTTGTGATATTGTACCTCCATACCACAATCTATTCTGATGAAAAGTAACAGCTCCAGGAAATCCTCTAAGCGTAGAATACGATTGTTCTTCCCAGTTAGTAGCTGGTGCATGAGTTTCTAAAAATGGCGTACCACCACCAACAGTAGAATCATTAGCATTACCACCAGCGGTAAATGTAAAAGTATTATCATCTATCACTTCTGAAACAGTTCGAGAACCATTTAGATTACTTGTACTTATACCACCAACAGTATCAGCATTAGAAATAACAAAAGCATCACTAGCAGAAAAACCATGATTAACCAATGTAACTGTTACTGTAGCAACTCCATTATCTGTACGAAAAGAATCTACTTTAAGTTTTTTCTTCAGTGTCGCTAAACAATTTCCAGTTGCCTGAGTAGCTGACTGAACAGAAGTAATCTCTATCTCCTGACCATGATAACGAATAGTTGTACCAACATGTTTTGAATCAGGATAGTTGCCACCTGATTGTGATCCAGTCAAATCCCAGTAAGCGGCACTTGTAGTAAGAGTAATACCATTACCAGAACTAGCTGAAGGATCTAATGTTACACCAAGATCTTGAAACTGAAAGTATGGTTGGTATATTTTTGCTCCAGCAGATTGTGTATCAAATGTTTTTGTTTCCACTTGGAACGATGTTAATCCAGTACGAACAAGCTTTCTAACCATAAATGTTTGATGAGCAATAAACATTACATCACCAGATTGTGCATATGTAACTTGATGTATATTTGTATTTGTAAAAGGTAATGTAGCACTATTTGCATCTTGCGTAATTGTAGTTGCTAATGAAACAGTGTTATTAGTATCTATCTGAAATACTCTAATTTTTTGATGCTCTAAGGATACAATGTATCTTTCATCATCAGAAAATATAAAAGGAACTAATCTATGTTGCTGTACTTTTGTAGCATCAACAGTTGTATCAAACTCATATATCTTAGATAAACCAGCGCGTTTAATAACACCACCTTCTGCCCTAAGAAAAAAGTTCTCAACTTTTTGAGCAGAGGCATTATAGACTCTTGTATCTGTTCTGGATATTAAACTAGGACTTAGCTCACCATACTGAAAATTGGTAAGAGGTATCTTTGCTTTACGCATTAACTCCTCCTTGTTAGAGCAAATCTAGTTTGTGGTATATTTCTTGTTGTTTGCTGTTGTGAATCTATATTCCTAGCTTTGAGCATTGCCTGATCTGCCATGCTTGTCATTAACTGCATCAATGTTGCATCTCGAGCAATAGATGTAGCAAAAGCAGAAGCCAAAGCATACTGTAAAGCTATAGTAAAATAACTTGGGAAGTTTTCTTCTGTTTGTCGAAAAGTATAATCAGCAATAACAACATCCTGAGATGAAGTATCAGCAAATACCATATCACCATATATCTGATAACCTATTGGCAAATCATTAACTGTGACAGCATGTGTTATTAAATGATTAGAAGGTAATTGATAAGCAAAATCATATCGACCAGTTGGTGCATCAGTTAATCTATTTAGCACTCGTTGGTCTGTTGCAAATCGCCATCGTGTATTAGATAAGGCACTACGGCAGATATCTTCATAAAGATTTGAAGCCACTAGAGATTCTGTTGTTCCATCAGTAAATGATGTAATAGGTTCAGCACCTATAAGAATCAAAGCACGACTAGAAATATCTATTGCGCTATCTGCCGCAGTTGCAGTCATTAGTCGCCGTCTGTTTCGGCAATAGCTGTACCATCAGATACATCTACTACACTACCAGTATTTGACAAAACAGTCACAAAATGTGTCGTAGGAGTGTTTGTATCAGCAACCATAATAACATCTCGAACAGCTAGCATGTTCGCGGCATCATTAAAATAACCAGCGGTATTTACAGTACCAATAGCGTCTGTAGTTGTGTAAGCCCACAAGTTAAGATTTGATGCACCAGCCAATCGAGATAATCCACTAGCACTATAAGCCATTTCAATACCTCCTATGAGTTGTTGTCTAAGACTTCATAGATACCATTGTCATCAATAACAACAGCACCCATTGACATCATAGATGTTGCAAGATGTGATGCTCTTTCAGCGATATAATTAATCTCTGTCTGAACATCAGAGTTAATACCTAATCCAATAGCAGATGTGTGGTACGCCATATTCTTACCAGCTGTAATAGCGGCAGTTGAGAATATCTTGAAACCAAGAAATTCCTTCATAGACATTCCACCAGCAAAAGGTAGATTCTGCTCACCAACAAAGTCAGATGATGCAAACTCAGTTATATTAAACAAGTCAGCATATCCCTTTGGATGCATTGCAAGATACCTATTGCCATCTTCTGGAATATTAGCAGTACCAAATGTTTCAAATAATGAAAGCAAATCAGCTTTTTCGAGAGCTGAACTTGTATCATGTATTTGAGTTGAATTAGCACCACTATCCATAGCTGTGTATAGGAGTTCATCAGTTTTACGACCGAGTGCCGCCGCCGCCGAAGTTGCAACAGCTTGTCGCTCATTGATGTTGATTTTTAACTCATCCAACTTGTCGATATATTCTGCGGCATAGAAGTCACTCATTGTCGCTTCAACAGTTGTATGCGCTAGTTCCATTGGAGTTACAAGACCATTTCTGGACTTGGTACTCGCAGTTCCAGTTCCAATCTTCTGAAAGCGTACAACACTTGCAGTCACATTGTTTGCCATACGCACAGTGTTCCTTAGTTTAGAACCCATACGCTGATAAGCAAGGTGAACTTCAGACTCGAACTGCTTGATAAAGGCTGTGTCAATAGTATTAGCCATTTAAGCACCTCATTAGTTAGAGTTTCAATTTACGATTCAGATTGTCCTGTGCATTTTTCAACAAAGTTATCCGTAGTGGGCTTCTCTAATGCAGTACGGGTCTTTCACTTAATCTATTATTAGACTCAAATTTATTTAAATTGCAATAGAAAACTCGTACAAACTCATGATGATCTATAAAATATTGCTGATTTTCTACCTCAAACCCTATCCATTTTAGCCATCTAACAGTTTTATGATGATCTACTGGCACATAATTTTCTACTACGTCATAGTCAATAGACAAGAAACTAAGTATTAGTTTGGAGTGTTTATAAAACGATTTCCATATTTTATCTACATCATCTGTGCCAAGAAACCATATCTTACCAGTATGCATATACTTATCCATAGGTGTGATACCACACATTGCTATAGGTTTATTATTATGGCAGATAGTAAATCCTCTTGCGCCTTCTTCTACAAAAGGAACATGGAGGGCTAACTTTGGTGATACCCCAACCAATGCACACTCTCTGATATCAGGTAGGCGCATATTATCGACAATAATATCAACATCAGAAATAACACATGGTCGAAACTCAAGGTTACCTCGTCTGATATAAGTCAATACTTTATCGGCTTTTTTACTTTTTTCTTTTTCATTTGTTATACATCTTTTTAAAACCGTCATCTACCATCCTAACAAAACCAGCGTCCCTTTGGCTAGGATTAAAATAACGAGGGTCGTTCATCATCTCTCGCAACTTGTCTTCTGTTAAAACAGCAGTCGGAGAGGAAGATCCATTAACAGGAGTCTGCTTCATGTTGTTCATAATTATTTCCATAGCTTTTATGCCATTTGCAGTAGCACATAAACTATCTACAGCATCTCTAACTTCTTCTGGAAAGTTTTGCTGTACAAATAATCCAACAGCTTCAACACGATCTTCTGCATTATCACCTAACTGCTCCATCTCTGTTTCAGCATTATATCCATCATCCATAGAATCTTTAAATGCTTCTATACCTTTTTGAAACTCTTCTTGAGAGAATCCATTTTCATAAGAATGTTCAGCCCACCAGTTTAATAATTTATTATCTGCGGCTTGATCTAAATCGATAGACTCAGGCAATATATAATCATCAGAAGTAGCTGGTCTTTCAGAGAAAGCAGTTTCTTCCATTTCTTTCATTACAGCAGATCGTATATCTTCTTCTTTTTGTCCAATCTTAGCTTCAAGATTAGAGTAAGAATTAGCCATATCTTCTGGTGTTTTAAATTTTTCTGGTAACCAACTCGGTCTTTCATCTGCATACTCCTGAGGTACTTCTATTGTTTCATTAGCTGTTTGCTCAGTAGTTTCTGTTTGTTGTTCTTCACTCATTTGATTTCACCTTATGTCCATGTTGAATACGTCTTTCAATTAAGCCAACAATATATCGCTGACCTTCTGCATGTCGAAGAGTATCATTAGTTACAGCAGATCCATGTACCGCTTCTATTGTTACACTTCTTAAATACTTCAATACTTGTTTACCAGCTGGTGATGAAAACAGAGAAACAAAATTTAAAGATATTTGTTGTTCATCTTCTGTTCCTCTAGGGAATCCATCAAGACCACTAATATTAGCTTGCTTGTTCATTTTGCATTTGTCCTTGTTGCATTGTTGCTTGTTGTTGCTGTAACTGTTGAGCAAACTGGATTATCTGTTTACGCTCTTCTAAATCTCTAATTAGATTATCTGGCACACCAAACTTCTTAGCAAGGTAAGTTGCTACTTGCTCAGAGTTGATGAGAATGTTTACAAGATCTGGTCCTAATCGTGTTTGTACAACTTCCAAGAATCTATTAACAGATGATATATCTTGGTTGGCTTGTGCTTGTGATAAAGGACTTACAGATCTTACTTTAACTTGTCTGCCATTCAACGTAGGTATCTCAATACGACCTTGCTTCTTTAGAATATAAACAACACGCTGTAGAACTGGCTGTACTAACTCAGCTTGCAATCTACCAAAAGCAGATCCAATACGTCTTGATAAATCTGCCATACGTTCTGCTATCTCTGTAGCACTAGCTGGTGTTCGATCTGGATTGCCTAGCATATCATTATACAATGCTTTTTTAATATTGTTTCTCATATCGGATAGAATTAACTGAGCAACATCAAACGATCCAGCCGCCTTTACTGGTTGTAAACCAGCAGAATTTGGTGCTTTAGGTATTACAGTTCCAGGCACGAGATTAATTGTATCTGGATTAATAACACCATCATCATCCATTTGATACACACCAGATATAGCCATCTGTGCATTTTCTAATATAAGTTCTATTGTTAGGTTAGTAGTTTTAATTGCACTCAATGCGCTAATAAGTGGACCTCGCCCATAGACCGCACCGGGATCTTTGCTCCAGCGAAAGCATATAAATGGATTACTACCATTGCCTTTAAACTCTTCATACTTTAATAAACAGCGTGTACCCATATCAAAAATAATGCAATAGAAAGCCTCTTCATTTACTTTTTCATAGTTCTTGCAAATGATTTCTAATACCTGTGTTCGACCATCAGGATTAGCCATCATCGCACCTTTTAGCCTGTCATCAATAGTAGCATCTGGATAAAGTATTTTTATATCAGAATACCTAATGTCCCTTTCCCTATATACATGATCGATATGATCGTCAGGACCAACATCCAAAACAACATGAGGTAGAGGCAAAGCAGTAAAGTTAACTGGATTAACAGAATCACCCTCCTCGACATGTAATACACCAGTACCGATTGCCAGATCCATAAATGATTCATGAACCTCTTGACCAAAGTTAGAGTTTTGAAGAACCTCAAATACATAATCAGTTACTTCCTCTAAATCATTATCTATTTTTTCTCGAGCTTCTTTTGGGATCTCACTACCAGCAGTAAAGTCAGCCCATCGTGCAAAGTTAGGAACTAAGCCAGCTTGCAATCGTGATGCAAACTCTTGAACACCAACAACTGCTGTTTCATCAAAGATCTTATCATCTCTTCTTTCACCAATAGATTGTGTAGCGAATGTCTGACGCATAGGCATTGCAAACTCATAGCACTCATCAAATAAACTTTCCCAGCGTCTTCTAATAGATTTTGCTCTTTCATACTTCTGAATGAAGCGTTCTATAAGTTCTTTATCTTGATCCACAATAGTTCCTAGAGTAATGGATTTCTATAACCTATGCCACCTCTTTGAGAAGTGTATAGTGCGCGTCTACCTCTACTGCCTCTCATAACTCTTTGACCAGCTTTAGCACCAGTTTCATATGTTAAGGATGTTGCTATAGGAGTTTCAGCTTGAATAGTTTCTTCTTTCTCTTCTTGCCTACGTTCTACTTTTCTTTTGGTTTCTTCTTCTTTTTGAGCTTTTTGTTGCTCTTTTACTGGTTCGCTCACTGGTTCAGGAGCTGGACTACCACCGCCGCCAAAGCACATATTGACCTCCTATAATCTGTTCCAAAAAGAACCGCCTTTTCTATTAATAGGCGATCTTCTAAAAATATCAAAGCCTTTTCTTGCATTAAAAGATTTCACTGGTTTTTGACCAGCTATTAATGTTCTACCTTCTCCAGCTCCTAACATCATATATTGCAAAGCATCATGGATATGGGAGTACATATTTTTATCAGGTTTATCATCATATCTTTCTCCAGATACTTGCATACGTCTATAACAATAGCCACCTTGAAAACCTTTAATTAATGTAGGGCATCTTCTATCAATTAGAAATGCTGGCAATCCTTCAGACATCTTTGTTAACTGAGAAGCAACAGACTCTAATCTTAGATCGACACTATTACTTGGAGCTGGCACTGCTTTCAGACCAGCACCCCTGAGAATCTGAAAAGGAGTTGATTCATCTGTTTGCGCTCTGAAATCACCAGCTGGATCACCATAAATATAGACATCAAGACCATTAAATCGTGTCGCTATTTCTTGTCGTAGTAACTCAGCAAAACGAACTACACCCATATCAACAGCTACAATCTCAGCTTGTACCAACCATCGACCTCGAACTTTTTGACCAAACACAGCAGATGGCGTTAGCCCAAAGTCAATACCAACATATAAAGGTATGCCTACTGCTATAGGTATCTCCTCATCTGCTATATGTGTTTCTGAAACAAAGTCAGGATATACAGGCTTACCTTCCTGTATTAATCCTAATCGATTCATTACATATACATCTATCCAGTTTTTTGTCTTACCTTGAATAAGGTTAGGATAATAACTCTCTAGAATATTCTTTTTATTTTCTGCTTTATTGTTGAGAGTATAAGAAGTAATTTCTTTGCGGTCATTTAATTTTTCTATCATAGCTGGGGGTTGAATGAAAAATTTCCAGTTATCAGGCTTTACCAACATCGCCGCTTGTTCTCGAGGTATGTGATCTGGTATAGGAACCTCTCCAGCCATAATAGCCCACCAGTGATCTTCTTCTGGTGCGTTCGTATCACAGATAACACCAGACCAACTAGCACCACCTTCTCGCATACTTGGATATCGACCAACACGCATAGTACATGCATCAACTATACTCTTTGGAATCTCTCTTGCTTCGTTAATCCAGATACCAGTAAGTTCAAGAGAAAGAAGTTTCTTTACATCTTCTGGTCTATCTAAGGCTAAAAAAATTACCTCTAAGTCTAGGTCATTTCTTTTTATGTGGTGAGTATAGGGAACAGACCAATGGAAGTTTCCCCAATCTGATTCTGGAAACCAGTCTAACCAAGTCTTTATTGTCGTTGTTCTTAGCTGAGGATTGGTGTTTCGAATAACAGCCCATCGAGATTTACGCACTCCATCTTCATTTGGCTTTTGTTCTAATGCTCTTCGGAATACTTCGACACAGCATCCAACAGATTTACCAGAGCCAACTGGGCCGCGAATACCACGAAAGAAACTATTATCCTTCATAAAATTTTTTAGAACATTGCCATCAGGCTTGTACTTAAACTCTGTCACCCTTATCTACACCAGTTCTTATCATTGACTCTGCAACTTCAGGTCCAATGTTTTCTATTATGTTATCCAGCATTTTATTAGTGACGAAAGAAGCTCCATGTTTCTTATCAAAGTATTGGAAGTGTATTTCTTTGACTATACGTCTTAAATATCTATGTTCTTCTGGTTTGAGATTATTTATAAAGCTCATGAGAATCTCCTATAGAGAGCTGTCTTTTTTGCTATTGCTTTTGGTTGTGAAGAAAACTGTTTCCCTTTCTTCTTTGCTTTTCTTTTCTCTGCTGTGGTTCGTGCGTACTCTTCTGCTGAAAGAGCTTGGATTGCTTTCTTTGGTAGATATCTTTCCCCAGTCACGGAAGACTTCTTGCCACTTTTGGTTTGCCAATCTTGTTCCCCCCATGCTTTTAAACTACGTTGTGACTTTTTCATTCTTCTTCTTTCTCAGTTGAATCTTTGCCATCTTTGCAATACGCGCTTGTTCTGGTTTACCACCATACTTACTTCTTTGCTCCATAACAGTAAGTATCTGTATCTTTCGTGCATAAGGTTTATTAATCTTCTTAACCTTATTAGCAGTGCGTCTGGCATCACCAACTGTTGCATACTTTATAGAAACAGTATCTTTAGGATTCTCATCTGTATAAAGTCTACGACCAGATCCTTTTGGTTTTTTCCCAGTACCTTCTTTTGGATCACTAGGTATAACCACCTCCACGCTTCTTATAAAGTTTAGCCAGGAGTTGTGCTTTTCGCGCTGACCACTTACCAGCCGCCGTACCTTGAACAGCTCTATTTTTTATAGAGTTGAATAAAGCCTTACGCATCTTTGGTTTGGTATAATTACCAGCCGCGTTAACTGCCATTCTTCTTTTTCTTCTTTAAAATTAGCATCTGTAAATTTTTAGGAAGAGTCTTTTGCTTGGCTGTTAAACCATTCATTCCATTAGAACCATTCTCTTTCTTCTTCATCTTTCGAGCTGATCCCATAGTCTTACTACTACCATACATAGCTTATCCTTTCTTTTTCTTAGCTTTGTTGCGTTTACTTATTGCCGCCGCTTTTTTTCGTGCGTCGGCTTTGCTTGACGCTCCCCATGCTCTTAGACTGAGAAGAAGTCGAGTCGGCTTTCCGTCCTTGTATTCCGGTCCTCGAGCGTTTCCCATTCTTGCTAGAAAGCTTGCTCTTCGAGGATTGTCGCCTGACTTTACTGGTGCTTTGAGATTCATCCCTTGTGCTTTTGCTGACCTTCGACCTGCCGCGTTTAGACCGCCCTTGGGATTCTTTCCTCCCTTCCTCTGCCACAGTGGTGTCTTCGCCATTGACTATCTCCTCTTCAGAAAGACTATCTACGTTCTGTTTTGTATGCAATAACTTTTTTAACAGACCAGCCATCATAACTCCTACTCTCATGTTACTCTCCTTTTTCTTTTCTGTGATGAAGTACCTTTTTGGAAAAAAATGCTAGGGCTATACCATTGTTATTTGTAGGTGTGCTACTTTTTGGGGTAGCCCCTATACCTGTGTAGCTTACAGACAATAATCAGCTCAAGTCTATCTTAACGTTTATATTACCTACATGGCTATGCATTACTTTATCTGGTGCTTTAAACCCAGCTCTATCTAGTATGTCCTTGCTAGCTTCAAGCTGTACATACTCAGATTTAGCTCCACTTGCTAGTCTTAGTAGTTTATTACTGGCTATCGTAGCATTGATTCCTATACTGTCTGCTATCTGTTGCATCATATACTGTTGCACATGTGGTGTCTTCAAAGCCTTGCTTGCACTTACTCTACCTGATTCTCCTTGTGCATATCCAGCTTCTTTACTGGCTTGTTTTACACTGCATCCTTTTGCTACTAGTGTATCAACTAGCTTCTTCTGTTTCTCTGTTATCCTTGTAA